CGGGGCAAGGTCACGCGGGCCGAACCTGTGGCAGCGCTCTATGAACAGGGGCGCGTGTCCCACGCGGGCAACATGGCCGCGCTAGAAGATCAGATGTGTCGGATGACCAGCCAAGGTTATGAAGGCAAAGGCAGCCCCGACCGCGTGGATGCGCTGGTCTGGGCCTTGCATGAACTGATCATCGACCCCGTTGCGTCCTACCGCAGACCGCAGGTGCGCACGCTTGGTTAAAGGGTTTTTTAACCCTCACTGGCAAAGTGCCAAACATCGAAAGGCGGGGCGAATAGCCCGATGGGTCACCAGCCCCGCCTGATCACGAAATGACAAAATATCCGCTGGGTGGCGCGAGCGCGTTTTGCCCGGACAGGACAGGTTTGCCCGGGGAACGCCGGGGGGCCGGAAACCGAAACCAAGGAGCCAAGGCGCATGGTATTTGATTTTCTGAAGCGAGGCGCGGATGACGCAAAGGCCGAGATGCCACATGAGGCCAAAGCATCGGCCACCGGGCCGGTGATCGCCTATGGCAATGCAGGCCGCGTGGCCTGGAGCCCGCGTGACACGGTCAGCCTGACCCGCAGCGGGTTTTCGGCCAACCCTGTCGGCTTTCGCTCGGTCAAGCTGATTGCGGAAGCTGCAAGCGCGCTGCCTTTGGTGCTGCAGGACGACCAGCAGCGCTATGACATGCACCCGCTTCTGGACCTGCTGGCGCGTCCCAACGCGGCACAGGGCCGGGCCGAGCTGTTCGAGGCGTTCTTTGGCCAGATGCTGCTGACCGGCAATGGCTATCTTGAGGCCGTTCTGGATGACGAGGGTCAGCCGCGCGAGCTGCATGTGCTGCGCTCGGACCGGATGGCGCTGGTGCCCGGCGCGGATGGCTGGCCGGTGGCCTATGACTATACGGTCGGATCGCGCAAACACCGTTTCCATGTGTCCGAGGGTGCCTCGCCCATCTGCCATGTGAAAGCCTTCCACCCGCAGGATGATCATTACGGGCTGTCTCCGCTTCAGGCAGCGGCCACGGCGATTGACGTGCACAATGCGGCCAGTCGCTGGTCTAAGGCGCTTCTGGACAATGCGGCGCGACCTTCGGGGGCCATTGTTTACAAGGGTGGTGAAGGTCAGGCGCAGCTGAGCGCGGATCAGTATGACCGCCTGCTGAGCGAGATGGAAAGCCACCACGTGGGTGCGCGCAATGCTGGACGGCCGATGCTGCTGGAAGGTGGGCTGGATTGGAAGCCGATGGGGTTCAGCCCCTCGGACATGGAATTCCAGAAAACCAAAGAAGCCGCCGCGCGCGAGATCGCGCAGGCCTTTGGGGTGCCGCCAATGCTGATCGGCATTCCAGGTGACGCGACATACGCCAATTACCAAGAGGCCAGCCGTGCCTTCTATCGCCTGACCGTGGTGCCTTTGGTGTCCCGTGTGGCGGCCAGTGTGGGTCACTGGCTGGCCGGGTTCACGGGGGAAAGTGTGAAGCTGAAGCCGGATCTGGATCAGGTGCCTGCGTTGGCGGCTGAACGTGACCAGCAGTGGAAGCGCGTGGCCGAGGCCGATTTCCTGACGGAATCTGAGAAGCGCAGCCTGCTGGGCCTGCCGCCGCTGGCTCAAGACTAACTAGAAAGGGTGCATTCCATGAGTGATTACCACACCGATTTCGGGCTTGAGCACAAGTTCGTCAAACTGGGCGAGACGGTCCAGACCGCAGACGGCATTCAGATCGACGGCTATGCCAGCTTCTTCGATCAGGTCGATAATGGCGGCGATCTTGTGGCCCGTGGGGCCTATGCCAAGTCGCTGGACGAACTGAAGGCCAAGGGGCGCGCCGTGAAGATGCTGTGGCAGCACGACCCGGCCCAGCCCATCGGGATCTGGGACGAGGTGCGCGAGGATGCCAAGGGCCTCTATGTCAAAGGCCGCATCCTGAGCAATGTCGAAAAAGGCCGCGAGGCGGCGGCGTTGATCGAGGCGGGTGCCATCGATGGGCTTTCCATCGGTTATCGCACTAAGAAATCGACGAAGACCCAAACGGGCGGACGTCGCCTGACTGAATTGGAGCTGTGGGAGGTGTCGCTTGTGACCTTCCCGATGCTTCCGACAGCGCGGGTGGGGGCAAAGGGCGATGCGTCTGATGCCGATGACACCACTTTGCGTGAACTGGCCGCGACCCTTGAGGACGCGCGCTTGATGCTGGCCCGCAACGCCTGAGCCAGCGATCTGAACCCCTGAAAAGGACCCAAAGATGAGCAACAAAGAGACGAAGGCTCTGGGCCAGTCGGCTGCGCCTGCTGGCCAGGTTTCGGGCCCCAATCCGGCTGCCGAGGTGAAGACCGCGCTGGCTGGTTTCGTGAGCGATATCAATCAGTTTCACGAAGACATTTCCACCAAACTTCAACAACAGGAAGAGCGACTGACCATGCTGGATCGCAAATCTAACACCATCGCGGGACGCCCGCATCTTGCCGCGGCTGCCGATCTGGAAGCCCCGCATCAGAAAGCCTTCGAGGCTTACGTTCGTTCGGGTGACGATGACGCGCTGCGCGGCATTGATCTGGAAGGCAAAGCGATGTCGTCGGCCGTAGCCGCTGACGGTGGCTATCTGGTTGACCCGGTGACCGCGGACACCATCAAAGGTGTCTTGAACACCGCCGCCTCGCTGCGTTCGGTCGCCAATGTGGTGAACGTCGAAGGCACCGCCTATGACGTGCTGATCGACCAAGGTGATCTGGTCACCGGCTGGGCGTCGGAAACTGGTTCCTCGACCGAAACTGGCACCCCGCAGATCGACCGCATCTCGATCCCGCTGCACGAGCTGTCGGCCCTGCCGAAAGTGTCGCAGCGCCTGCTGGATGACAGCGCCTTTGACATCGAAGGTTGGCTGGCTGGCCGCATCGCCGATAAGTTCTCGCGCGCGGAAAGCGGTGCGTTTATCAACGGTGACGGCGTCGAAAAGCCCGTGGGCATTCTGAACCACACTGCTGTGGACAACGGCAGCTGGACTTGGGGCAATCTGGGTTACGTCGCCACCGGCGAAGCAGGTGACTTCAACGCCACCAACCCGGCAGATGCCATTTTCGACCTGATCTATGCGCTGGGTGCGGACTATCGCGCCAATGCGGTCTTCGTGATGAACTCGAAAACCGTGGGCGCTGTGCGCAAGCTGAAAGACGCGGATGGCCGCTTCCTGTGGTCGGATGCGACCGTTGCTGGCGAGCCGGCCCGTCTGATCGGCTATCCGGTTCTGATCGTCGAAGACATGCCCGACATTGGTGCAGACAGCCTGTCGATCGCCTTTGGTGACTTCGCCAACGGCTATACCATCGCGGAACGTCCCGACACGCGCATTCTGCGTGACCCGTTCTCGGCCAAGCCGCATGTCCTGTTCTATGCCACCAAACGTGTAGGCGGTGACGTAAGCGACTTTGCTGCGATCAAACTGCTGAAGTTCTCGGTCTCGTAACGACCGGACCTGATCCCGTGGTGACCTTCGGGCCATCACGGGGCAGGGCGCGCACCGACCAACCCCGTGTTGTCTAGCTGCTCCCCCTCCGTCCGAGCAATACGGACGGTGCGCGCCCACCCTTTCCCACATGACGTGAGGGGCCCGAATTTCGGAGATGATCCATGATGTTAGTCGAGCAGACCACAGTGCCGGGTACGGCCCTTCCGGTCGCCCAATTCAAGGACCACCTGCGGCTGGGGACCGGGTTTGCCGATGATGGGGTGCAGGATCAGGTGCTGGAAACCTACCTTCGGGCCGCTATGGCCGCGATCGAGGCCCGCACCGGCAAGATCCTTCTGTCGCGCGAATTTACCTGGACCCTGACCGCTTGGCGCGATTTGGCGTCGCAAGCCCTGCCGGTGGCACCTGTCACCCAAGTGTTGAGCCTTGAGATCCATGACCGCTTGGGCGGGACCGAGGTGATTGACCCCAACCGCTATGGGCTGGAGCCGGACATGCACCGTCCCCGCCTTGTGTCGACGGGGCTGTGTTTGCCTGCCATTCCTGTTGGCGGTCAGGCTGTGATCGGTTTCGAGGCAGGCTTTGGTGCTGCTTGGACCGATTTGCCTGCTGACCTGGCGCAAGCGGTGATGCTATTGGCCGCTACCTACTATGAAAACCGTTCGGATGGCGGTGTGACCGGGCAGGGTGAACTGCCTGCGACGATCGCGGCGCTGCTGCAACGCTATCGGACTGTGCGCCTGTTTGGCGGTGGAGGGGCGGTATGAAGCGCCCTGTTCTGAACCGCAAACTGTCGCTGGAAGAGCCTGTTCGCGCGCCGGATGGCGCCGGTGGCTTCATCCAAAGCTGGCAGGCGCTCGGCACCCTATGGGCCGAGATCAAGCCCCGCACAGGACGCGAACGCGCCTCCGGAATGGCCACAGTATCATCGATTGCCTTTCGTATCACGGTGCGCGCTGCTCCTGATGGTGCGCCGTCCCGCCCGAAGCCTGATCAGCGTTTTCGCGATGGCTCGAGGATCTTCCGCATCGTGGCGGTGACAGAAGCGGATGTAGGTGCGCAGTACCTGACCTGCTTCGCACAAGAGGAGGTCTCGGCATGAGTTATGGCGTTTCAGCGGCTCTGCAACAGGCCATTTACCAGCGCCTTGCGGCTGATAGCACGCTGTCTTCTTTGGTGCCCGGTGCGATCTATGATGCGGTGCCTGCGGGCATCATCACCGGTACCTATGTCAGCCTTGGCCCTGAGGATGTGCGCGAACGCTCGGACATGACCGGGCAGGGCGCGTTACACGAGGTCACGATCAGCGTGGTCACGGATGCTGCGGGCTTTCAGGCCGCCAAAGAGGTCGCCGCGGCGGTCAGCGATACGCTGGTGGATGCCAGCCTGATCCTGGCGCGGGGCCGACTTGTGTATTTGAACTTTCATCGTGCGCGGGCGCGGCGGGTTGAAGACGCGGATGTACGCCGCATCGACCTGATCTTCCGCGCACGTGTCGAAGACAACTAAACCTTTCAAAACGGAGTGATCCTATGGCTGCGCAAAACGGCAAAGACCTTCTGATCAAGCTCGACATGACCGATACCGGCGTGTTCGAGACCATTGCGGGCCTTCGGGCCACGCGCCTAAGCTTCAACGCGGAAAGCGTCGATGTGACCAGCCTGGAGAGTACGGGCGGTTGGCGCGAGTTGCTGGGCGGCGCTGGCGTGAAGTCGGCGTCGATCTCGGGTTCGGGCGTGTTCAAAGACGCCTCAACAGATGAACGGGCACGGCAGATCTTTTTCGACAACGAAGTGCCGAATTTTCAGGTGATTGTACCCGATTTCGGCGTGGTCGAAGGCCCGTTCATGATCACCTCGATCGAATATGCAGGGTCGCATAACGGTGAGGCGACGTATGAGCTGTCGATGGCCTCGGCCGGTGAACTGACCTTTACGGCGCTGTGATCATGACAAACCGGTGGACGGGCGAAGTGGCGCTGGTGATCGATGGCACATCCCATGTGCTGAAACTGACGTTGGGGGCGTTGGCCGAGCTGGAAGAGCAGCTGGGCGAGGCATCCATTGTGTCCTTGGTCGAGCGGTTTGAACACGGGCAGTTCTCAAGCCGGGATGTGCTGGCGCTGATCGTGGCGGGGCTGCGTGGCGGGGGCTGGCAAGGGACGGCAACGGATTTGCTGGCCGCCGAAATCCAAGGTGGCCCGGTCGAGGCGGCAAAGGCGGCCGGTCAACTTCTGACCCGCGCCTTTGCACTGACCCCGAACGAGGCCGCCGATGGCTGAGCCTTCCGGGTTGGACTGGCCGGGGCTGATGCGCCTTGGTCTCGGAAAACTGGGGCTGCGCCCGGATCAATTCTGGGCGCTGACCCCCATCGAGTTGGCTGTGATGGCCGGGCTGGAAGGGCAACCTGCCACCTGCTTGCGGTCGCGGCTGGAAGAGCTTGCACGCGCGTTCCCTGATGAACCGCGTGCCCCCACTGGAAAGGGCATGTGATGGCTGGATTGGACAGTATCGACAGCTTTGAAGATCAGATCGACGCGCTGGAAATCAAACGCATGCGGCTAGAGGCTGAAATTGAAGGCCACTATGAATTTGAGGTCCCCAAGGACCTTGCCGACCGTTCGCCTCGCATTGTCACTTCTGAAAAAGCGCTGCTGAAAGCGCGCCAGACCGATTT